CGCGATCGGCTCAACCGGATTCAAAAACTGGCTTACCCCTGATACCGTGGATGACATGACGACGCTGTTTGGCGCGGCAACTGCCCGCGCCAGAGCGTCTCAACAACGGAGCCGCGCGCCTGTTTTCGTGCAGTTCGGGCACGAAGGCAATTCCGGCGAGACGACAGAAACGCTCGCCACTGGCGTCTATGCGACGACCTACGCGGCCAAGTTTGCCTCTCTGTGCAATCGGATCAGACAGGTGTTTCCCAGCGCGCCAGTGCTCTATGCGCAGCTATCCGCATCAAACACAGGCAGCACCGCGACGGCGCACAGGCGGACGGGTCATGTGCAGCAACTGTCCGAGGATGTTGGCGCCGCGACAGCGCCGACACAAGTAACCCTGTCTGGCGGCGCGGCACAAAACACCAACTCTACAAACACCGTAACCGTGACATCGAGCAAAAAATTCCGAATTACCGGGGATGGCTCAACGGTGTTGGGATACAAACAATCCGGCATCACCGCGGGAGTGCAATACGCCATCGAATTCACTGTTACCGGGTCTGGCAGTGTCAAAATGCAAGCCAATGACCAGGTTGGAGGCGGGTATTCGGCAGGAACGCCATCCCATTACTCGCTGATTTTCACGGGCAGCGGAACCGGCGGGCTGGCGTTCTATCGGGAGTCTTCCGGGCAGGCGATTGACGCCACAATCACCATTTACTCACTTATTGCGCTGCCGACAATTTCACTCCCGAAATGCCATATGGTCGTTACGCATGATGTACTGCGCCAAGCTGCTCCAGATGACCTTCATCTGGCAACGGCTGGCTATAAGGAAGTGGGGAGGCGTTTTGCCCTGGCCTATGCGCAGCATGTGCTTGGGATTCCAGGAATCGACGGAACCGGGCCGCGACTGGTGTCTATAACGAGCACGGACGGCACGCACACAAAAATCAAGTTCACGCAAAAACTGGCGGCGGCAAAATCCGGCGAGGAGAATTACAGCGACGGAACCAACAGCCTATTCCGCGTTTATGACGGCGGGACTGAAAAATCCGTTTCGTCAGTCGCTATCGACGGATCGGATGATACGGCGCTGATAATCACGCATGCATCGTGCTCTGGCGTAAGAGTGGTCACGTATGGCGACAGGGCTGGCCAGGATGCTGTTGTGAGGAAGGGGGTTGTTTACAACACTGATACGCAGCCTCTGCCCGCGCCAATGTTTGGCCCGGTCGTGTCGGCGTAAGTGCAATGGCAGTCATAACGATCGCTTCGCCGTCAGTAGAGCCGGTCACGGCCGCCGACGTAAAGGCGTCTGCGCGCATTGACAATACCGCGCTCGATGCCCAGATCGCGCCGCTGATCACGGCTTTTCGGCAGCAGGCTGAGCACGAGACATCGCGGCGGCTGATTACGCAGACAGTTGAGCTTGTGCTTGACGGGTTTCCATCGTCGCATATCGACCTGACGCTACCTGATGCGCAGGCAATCACGAGCATCAAGTACATCGACACTGCCGGCGCAGAGCAAACCTTAACCGGAACCGTCTATCAACTCGACGCAGACAGCACACCAAGCCGCGCGCTGCTCAAGTACGACCAGGAGTGGCCAGAAACGCAGGACGTACCGAATGCCGTGCGCGTGCGATTCACGGCCGGCTACGGAGATGCTCCGACCGACGTCCCGACCAACATCCGCCTGTGGATCATCGCCCACGTCTGCCAGGCGCTCGACAACCCCAGCGGCCTCGATACGGAAAATCTCAAGACGCTCCCCTACCTCGATCGCCTGCTCGATGCTGAGCGTGTGTGGCGGGTCGCCTGATGCACCCGTCTGCATTTCAGCCCGGCCGCACGGCGCCGATCGGTTCGCTCGACAAACGCATCACGATTCAGCAGGCTAGCACCACCCGCGACGCCATCGGCGGACCGGTTGTCACATGGTCTGACGTGGCGACCGTCTGGGCGCACGTGCACCCGCTGGCCGGCAGGGAGTTGATCAACGCCCAGTCCGTCTATGCCGAGGTCACGCACAATATGATCATCCGCTGGCAGTCCGCATTCGATATCCCGATGGAAGTGGCCGCCATGCGCGTTGCCTACGCCGGCCGCCACTTCAACATCGGCGCCGCAATCAACATCGAGCAGGGAAATCGATTCGTTGTCCTGTCAGTGGCCGAAGGTCTCGTGGATGGCTAAAGCGCAGGTCATCGGCGTTGACAAATTCCGCACCGGAATCGCCGTCACTCTCGCCGCGCAGCGCAAGGATCTGGACTCCGGCCTGCGCGCCATGGCTGATCAGCTCGCGCAGCAAATACAGGCCAACTGCCCATCTCTCACCGGCGCGCTGAAAGCCTCGGTCAAGGTCGTAGAATCCCCCTGGCCCGCAGGCCGTCGAATCAAAATCGAGATCGGAAACAGCACCGTCGACTATGCGGCGCACGTCGAGTACGGCACCAGCCATGCCGCCGCACGGCCCTTCGTCCGCCCCGCCGTCGAGAAGGCCCGTCAGCAGTTTCCCGGCCAGATCGAGCACCTGATCGAACAGACCTGGAGCGGCAAATGATCGAGACCACGCTGTTCAATCTCATCAACCCGCTGCTCACAGGCGGCATGCATTACAACCTCGCCGCACAAGGCGCCGTCAGACCCTACGGCGTGCTGCTCGAAGTCGTCAGCCCCACCGAAAACACCCTGACCGACGGCCAGCCGATACAGCACACCCTCTACCAGATCACCATCTGGGACACCACCTATCTCGGTGCCAAAACCGCCGGAGAAGCGATATCCACCGCGATCGCCGCCGCCTTCACCGCCGGCACGCTCGCCGGCATCCAGCGCAGCCGGCGGGGAGTTTACGAAGCCGACACCGCCCTGCACGGCTTCATCTACGAGTTTTCTTTCTGGTACCACTGACCCGCCTGAGGCGGATTTTTCTTAGGAGCACACGCAATGACCAGCACCGCTCAGGTTGCACAACAGTCCAAGTTCTACGTTTCCGCCACGCCCGGTACCGCCTATGCGGTGACCGCCATCACCAAGGCCACCAAGGCTGTCGTTACCTGGACATCGGGAGCGGTTCCGGTCGCCGGGGATGTGATCCTGTTCGGTGCCGTCACTGGCATGCCGGAAATCAACGGACTGCTCGGCATCATCCAGGCCAGTCCTACGCCGACAGCGACTGGCGCAACCGTGGCGATCGACTCGTCCGGATTTGCCACCGCGGGCACGACCGGCACAGCCACTCCGCAGACCTTCTCGAAGGTCGGCAACGTCCAGGATTTCACGCCGGACGGCGGCACCGCAAACGTGATCGACGTATCGAATATGGACAGCACCGCCAAGGAAAAGCGCCAGGGATTGCAGGATATGGGCAACTACTCGCTGACCTTCGACACCGACGACACCGACGTGGGTCAGCTCGCGCTCATCGCCTCGCGCACCGCGCAGGCCATCAAGGTGTTCAAGCAGGTCTATCCCGGTGGCCTCCGGATCCGTGGCGGGCAGGGCTTTGTGCAGAAGGTCACCGAGCCCGCTGCCGGCGTCGACAAAGTGCTGCGCGCATCTGCCACGATCGTCGTTACCGGCCCGATCTTCCGCGGCTGATCTCCCACAACTCACCCAAGAAAGAACCATCCATGGCTCTCGACAAAACCGCGCTACTTGCGCTCTTCGCGCCGAAGATCATCGACAAGGACGTTCCCGGCGTCGGCACCGTCCGCCTGCGCGAACTCAGCGCCCCGGAAGTCTCCGACATTCGCGAGGCGTGCAAGACCGAGGCGCAGAAAGCGGACTTCGGCTTTCACTTGGTCATCGCCTCGGTCGTCGATGAGAACGGAGATCCCACCTTCACTGCCGGCGACCTGCCGGCCCTGCGCGCGTCTGCGCAGTCGCGCATCGGCGAACTGGTCTCTGCCGTCATGGCCGTCAACGGCTTCTCCGTCAAGGAGGATGCCGCAAAAAACTGAGGATGAGCCCGGAGCGAAGGATGCTCTTTCGTCTCGCGCTGGCGATGGGGCGGACGATTCAGGAACTCCGGGCGACGCTCTCCTACGC